GCAAAGGCATTGCCACTTGCATCTGCGGTAATATAGAAGGCGGCCAAAGCATTGATACTGCTATTGACAAACGCCTTATCCGCAAGTTGGTTCTCCGCACTTGCTTGTGATGGGATTTCAGCCTCAATAGAGCCTATTCTGCCGCTTAAAGCATTGTCAATTGTGTCTTGGTCTGCCGATGGTCTATAAGTGGCAGGAACGGCTTGCAATGCAGTATCTGCCTTACCGAGTGATGTCCTTACCGCTGCGGCCATATCCGTAGCGGGGATCCCGCTTGCCGGCTTGTCATATTTGGCGTTCCATTCGCTTTCTTTTACTTCAATAATAGAAAGCCTCTGCTTGACTGCGGTATCATCGTAGTTCTCCAATCCGGTCAACTTGGTTTTCTCCGGAGTGGTGTAGTCATTGGTGGATAGTCCCTTACCCTGCACCTTGTCTACCTTGCCACCCAAGGCAGTTATAAGGTCGGTCTGGTCAGCAAGGTCCCCCTCAATATCTCCCCATTCCACATCGGTTTCAATTTGGATATCCCCATCCCCCAGAAGGGACTGAGAATTCACAGTCTTGATGTTCGTGCCGGAAACGAGCTTCTTCTGAAGCTTACTCAGATTGACTTTCTTGCTTTTCAGCGTGCCAGCATCTTCTTGTGAGCCTACCGCGTAGAAGCCTTCAGTTTCTTGCGATTCGCTAAGCTCGCTTATCTTTTTCTTAACAATAGCATCCATATTGCATTCCTGTTACTATAAGTTCCATATCCTCAGTTACGATTAGATCTTCTCCTATCTCGGTCCCAAGGCAGAAGAACATCTCATCCGGCAGCACCCCCTGCGATGCCACAATCTGCTCGGCGGCAGCAATGCCGGTAGGCACCACCTGCTCCTTAGTGCGCGAGGCCCCCTGGAGTATCAGCTCGCTAACCTGTATCTGGGCGTGTATCATACTATCTGTGCGTCAAGTGCGATGGTTTCAACCTGCTTGTGGTTGGCATCAGAGAAATCATTATTGGGCAGGTACAAGGTAGTCCTCTGATAGAGCTGGCCCTTGCCCAATGCCGGAGCATTGAAGAAGCAATACAGCTTCCCATTCTGAATCTTGCAGTTGGTAAGCGCGCCGGCAACTTGTGATGCCTTCACTACCTTGTATTCCGGTCTTGTGAAGAACTCCACATCAAAGTTGTAGGCCGGTGGGGCCATATTCACGCCTGCGCTATCCTTGAATTGCACGCAGACCTCTATATCCGATAGGTTGTTGATATATTCCATATCTCTTACTCGTTAAATTGTCAAAATGTCTTTCCCTTCGTAGATCTCTGGGCAAGGCTGCGTTACAGGCACCACGAAACTTGCGGTAGCATAGGCCCCTGAACAGTCATCCTTGAATCTCTCCGCAGGGAAGGTATTGAGCTGCCATTCCTTGCAGTCAAACTCCTGCGCGAGAGTTCTGATGATGTTGCTGAGGGTTTCACATCCTACGCTCTGTACCTCAGTTTGGTTCCCCTTGTCGGCAGTGAGCCGGTCCACATAGAATAGCCAGAAGGAAAGGGTATAGTAATCCTCGTTAGCCTTGTGCGCCTGTTGTGTCCAGCAGAACGCGCCATACTTGCACACTGGAGCCTCATTGAGCTTGTATACGCTATCGCGCACAATCATATTGACAGAGGGCTGCTCGCTCGCAACCTTCTCCATTGTGTTAATAAAGTCCAGTAGCGTCATAGTATTCTTCCATCCATAGGGCTTCTTGCAAGGCCCAAGTTGATTCCACAAGATGCCATACTCAGAAGGTTGGCCTTAATCTCTCCGGCTTGTGATCCAAGCTCAGGGAAGGACCCCTGATTCGCAAGCAGGTACCGCTGCAATTCAAGGCAGAGGTAGTCGGCCCTCGCCTGGTAGTCTTCAATGGTACTATCGTACTTTGCATCGGTAGCCGGCTGCAAGTTGGTATCAGTGGCCTGCATTACGCCAGCGTTGCTGATCTTCAATGCAATGCGAGGGATAAGGCAAGTAGCGGTCTGCGCCGCAAGGAACACTTGCAGTTCATCTTTCAGTTCTGCGTATTTTCCTGTGAGAGCGCCAGCTGCTTCATCCGTTTTGAGCTTACGCAGTAAGCGGCTGCCCAGAATGGATTTTAGGCGGATTTCTTGGGCCTCGAACATAGCTCCGGTAAGATATTCCCCTGCCACATTGGTAAGCTCCGGGAAAAGGCTCTTTACGGCTTCTTCGTTGATGAGTAGTTGTATTGTCATAGTAAGTCCCCCTCTACATTTCAATGTTTTCTTTTTCGCCTTCCAAAGAGAATGGCTTGATAGCGACTACGCCATCCTCGCCCATTACCTTAGCGAATGCGTCAAGGATAGCGGCTTGGATTGGCTGCACCATAGTTCGGTTGAATAGCTTGAAAGCGTCAGCAAAGTCTTCTGCTCCGAAGCCATTATCCTCAGTGTTCAAACCAAAGAGTTTCGGATTGGCACGGAAGGCTGTGAATATCTGTTGGCGGCAGTTCTTGCTCAGAGTATCATACTTGTCCGCAAAATCAGCCACTTCCATCTTCTCCAAAGTGGTGCGGCTTTGTATGTTCCGGTTCCATTGGAACATAATCCTACCGCCATTCTTACTGCCGGCGAATTTCTTGTTGAACATCCGCTCAATTTCGTTCTTCTCCTCATCGGTAGGCATACCTCCGTTGAAATTCACGATATAGCTCCCCATAAAGCCACGCGAGATATTGCCAAGGTGGTACTCATCCACGCACCTCTCCGTTTCCGCTGCCTTAACGCTGGCTGCGTACAAAGGCTCTGGGTAAACATCTTCGCCCCATAGCTTGATATACAGGATGCTTTCAACTACCTCTTGATTATCCCTTACGAACTTAGGGTAAAGAACGACATTGCGTGCGCCTTTCTCCCAATGCTCGTTGTACCAGAATGCGGTATTGTCCTCATTGCTTCTGATGCGCTCAGGCGCGATACATTCAATTTCGCCCACTGCCCCGGAGATGTTACGGTTTACCTTCCAGCAGATGCAGCCAAACTTGGCTACCTGCTTTGCGGTCTTGCTTACAATCTCCCTTGCGGTGGTGCCGAAGCGGTCAAAGGCGTTTGTGGCCCTGCCTTCCAGTCCGTGCGCAGCGGTAACGGCATCGCCGCAAATATAGTCAGCGAGGCCAAGGATGATAGTGCGCAGTGTAGGCACCTCTTTACACAGTCCAGCCAGATACTGCGGATAAGTGTTGCGCTCGCCCCATCCAACCCACTCGCGGCCTCTGTTCTTCTCCTCTTTCGGAGATTCAATCAGCTGCTCATAGTATGGATCTAATGCAGCGAAGCTAGCAACGCATACTCTTTTGTCTTGTTCTTCCATATTCTATTTGCTTTGTTTGATTTCAATCTTGCTGCCGGTAGTCGCGGCTGGGGTTGGCGTGAGGGCATCCATATCCCCCAAGTAGCATAGGCCCTGCGAAAGCACGCGCCCACTAACTATGTCGGTAAGCTCATAGCGGTACTCTCCTTTGTTCATACCAGAGGGCAGGGTAACAGAGATTGTGTAGTACATCTTGCTGCTAGTATCTGCGATGGTGCGCGTAGTAACGAATTTCTCTGCACCTTCCACCGTGCTTACCAGTTGCAGTTTGCCTTGCTCCGGCCAGATAGGAAGGCCATTGTTAGGGATTTCAACACGCGCCTCTGCGCCCTGCTCTTTATCGTATGAGATGTAGATCATATCAAGTCTTTTCTTATACAATAGGAAAAAGGGGTTTTTTGTCCACAACGAAAAAGGGCCGATGCTATAAAAGCATCCGCCCCAATTCAAAAGAGTATGTAAGGAGCCTAAGCGTTGCCCAGAGCTGAGTTCACAGCTGCGGCAGCCATAGTCATAGGGTACTGATGGTCATTAGAGGTAAGCTCAAAGCCGTACTGGTTCCTGTCAGTGTTTGCAGCGCCGGTAGCAGCCTCTCCGCCTGTGCGGAGTACTGCGTGGTCCTTGCCGAAGTACCAATAGTTGCCGTTGTTGTCAAGGCAGATTACGGCCATCTCAATTACTGAGAGAGCAGAGAGCTGAGCGCGTTTTGTACTGTCCATCCTTCCGAAGTTGATGGCAATCTTGCCCTGCTCGCCTGCGTATTCGCCGGCATCGGTAAACTGAGGAGTGAGAGAGAAATTCGCCTGGCCTCGCTTGAAGTAGAAGCCTTTGAAAGTCTTTCCGGTGGCCATAGTCAGAGTTTCAATCTGATTGCTGCCTGAATCAAGTGTCATCGCGCTAACATCATCTTGGTTAGCGATGTAGATAGCCTTCAAGCCGCCGGTATTTGCATCGCAATCGCGGAGAAGGCCAGAAATAGTTGCTGAACAAGCCATATTGTTGTCTGTATTTTGGTTACTAATAAAAAAGGGCGGTGGCATCTACCACCACCCTTTGGAAGTTACTCTCTAACGATTACGCGTTAGTATGAGTTTCGATCTGATTGTCGCTGTTCACTGCGCCTGCGAGCTTGGTAGCTGCGGTGTCAATGCTTGCCTGCTTCGTTGCGATTGTAGCAACGCTGCCTGCGATAGCTGCGATAGAAGCGGCAGAATCGTTAGTTACGATTGCGTTTGTCGGGATAGTTGCGAGTACGCACCAGTCAGGGAACGCAACCTGTACGCCTGAGTTCCAACGGAACTTGATGTAGAAGGCATCATCCTTCTCATCGTAAACTACCTTTACTCTGCGCTCTGCGTCATCCTCATCTGTACCGTAGTACATATTCTTGCGGACTGATGCGAAGATCTTGCCGGAGTTGTTAAGGCCCGCAGTTGAGTAGATCTCAACCTTTGTTCCAGGGAAGAAGATTGAATCGAGGCTCTCCTCTGGCTTGAAGTGGTAGAGGTTAAGGTCTACAAGCTCGAAGCAAAGTCCCTGGAAGAAGTCCTCAGATACGAATACCTTAAGGCCTTCGCGCTGAAGCTTAACAGGAGCCGCTTTGATTACCTGCTTGATAGCAGAGTAGTGGCTTGAAGGATTAGCGATGTTGATTTTGACTGCGGTTGCCTCTGCGTTTACGATTGTGAGGAATCCGTTGATGAGGTCAGTGCCTGAGTAAGCACTTGTCTTACCCTGCCAGATGAGAGTTTCAAGCTGGTCATTGGTTTCATCAATGAGGAGAGAAACGAGGTACGCCTCGAATGGAAGGCTGTCGCGCTTGTCAGCAGGGATAGCCACCATATACTCTGGCCAATAGCCGATGAGTGTGTCAGGGCATACTGTGATTTCCTTCTTCATCACTGCGGTTACGATTTCGCGCTTTGAGAGAGTAGCGGAGCCACTTGCGTTGTAACCACATCCAAGACCATCCTGGATTGATGATGAAACATTGAGAAGATTAATGAGAGCTTTGTACTTGACACCAGTCTGGTGCATTACTCTGTCAAGGGTTTTTGGACCGTAAGCAAGCTGCTTGCTAACGATTTCCGCGTTGTTCTTTACATACGCTGGCAAAGAATCAACGATGATGTTTGTGTTTGATGGAATAGCCATAATATAACGGTTGTTAAAGTTGTTTCTACTTATACAATAGGAATAGCGCGATTAGCGTCTATTTCTGCGGTACTTGCTGATTTCGGCAAATACATTCTCTGTATCTGCTACCGGTGCGCCTTCCTGAGCCTTGAATGCTTCGTGGGCAGGCTGGCCTGCCGGCTGCGCCTCAAGTTCGGCTATCCTTGTGCGGAGAGTTTCATTTTCAGCCTTGTACTGTGTTGCTTCCGCCTCAAATGGATCTACATAATCCATAGGCACGAAAGAACGCTTGACCTCTACGGAATCCCCAAGAGTAACCACATCGCCTTCCCAAGTGAGAGGGTAGCGGAAAAACTTGCTGGTCATATTGCCCCATTCGCACACGATGCAGTAATCATCTGCGAGATCCTCAATGTAACCACTGATGCCTACCGCTTCAAGTGCCTCATACACTTTTTGACTTTTCTCATTGTAGGTCATAGAGAATTTCTCTTCTACCATAGCAAGGGCCTGGCAAGGTTTTTTCTTCTTGTCATCTTTCATCTCCTCGCTACTTTTGGCTGCTGGTTCCTCTGCTGCTGGCTCCACGATTTCCTCTACTGCGCTGCCCTTGATAACAAGCTTGCGCTCGCCTTCAAGTACAAGTTCGCCATCCTCAAGGTCGAGCTTCTCGCCTTCTCCCTCGCCCTGCATCCATACCTTGTCGCCTACCTTGACATCTTCCTCTCCTTCCCAAAAGATTACTCCCTTGTCCGAAGTGGCAGAGCCATAGGCCTCTTTCTTTTCCTCGTTATCCAAGGAATCAAGCTCCTCTACGCACTTTGCGAGAGCAGCCTTCATTTTTTCTACGATTGACATATTTGTTTTTGTGTTGGTTGTATCTTCCACAGGGACTACTGCGTGAACTATCTCCACGCTGAATCCCTTGTATGTTCCATTCTTGACATCTTCCCAGATGGCATCATCGGTAATCTGATATTCTGCGAACAGAGAGCCATCCGCTACCTCATCATATCCGGAAGGAGCCACGCCCCTTGCTGAATCCTTGAAGAAGTACTGCACCATCTCCACGCCATCCACCATCTTGAAATCGTGTTCTAGATCTACATTGTTCTGCCCCGATTCCGCAAGGTATTTCTGTGCGAAGGCACGAATCTGCTCTGCGCTGAATACGATGAAATACTCATAATCCCCATCTCTGCGGTATATTGGGTAATCCGCACGCAGCACCACTCCGAATACTCTGCGCTTCTCCTCATCCGCTACGGAATAGAGTACAGGTG